CGCCGGGCACCGATCCGACGCTGCGCCATTATTTACAGAAAAAAAGCTACCAGAAAGCCCGCCTCTTTTTGCAAGGTCGGGAGGCGGAAAATCAAATCGGCAATTGCCGGCACGTCTAAATTGCCGGCTGTGATTTGCTCGCCGATTTGTTCGTGCTCCACTGTTAATATCTCCATGCTCGACGATACCATTGCCGCTATTGCCACACCGCTCGGCGAAGGCGGACTTGCCGTTATCCGCCTTTCCGGCCCGCAGGCGTTTGTTGTTGCCGACCGCTGTTTTCAGCCGGTGGGCAAAAGTTCGCAAGCCGCAACGAACGCACCGACCCACACGCTCCAGTTCGGCAAAATCGTTCGCGGAGGCAAAGTCATTGACGAAGTCCTGCTGGCCGTGTTGCGGGCGCCGCGCACGTTCACCCGGGAGGACACAGTTGAGATTTCTTGCCACGGCGGAATTTTGCCCGCGAAGTTAGTGCTTGATGCCGTTTTGGCCCACGGCGCGCGGCTGGCCGAGCCAGGCGAGTTTACCAAACGCGCTTTTCTGAACGGACGCATAGATCTGGCACAAGCCGAGGCGGTTGCGGATTTGATTCATTCGCGGACGGAACTCGCGCTCGCCGCCGCCAATGAGCAGTTGGCCGGCAAATTATCGCAGCGCATCAACGTGCTGCGCGATGACCTGATGTTACTGCTGGCCCAAGTCGAGGCGCATATTGATTTTCCCGATGAAGATATTGCGCCGGACACGAAAGTAAAAATGGAGGCGCGATTGGCAAACGGCATCGCCTTCATGGATGAATTGCTGCGCACTGCGAATGAAGGCCAGATTCTTCGGCGCGGCATTCGCGCGGCGATTATTGGCCGGCCCAACGCGGGCAAATCCAGCCTACTCAATCAATTGCTCGGCCGCGATCGCGCCATCGTTTCGCCCATTGCGGGCACGACGCGAGACACCATTGAGGAAACCGCCAACATCCGTGGCCTGCCGGTCATCTTCATTGACACCGCCGGCTTGCGCGAAGCGCGGGATGAAATTGAAGTCGAAGGCATTCGCCGCAGCCGTGCCTCGCTGGCCCAAGCAGAATTGATTTTGCATGTACTTGATGCCGGAGAGGGCTTGACGGTTGATGATGAACGGCTACTCGCCGAGTTCGCGGCCAAAAAACGCATTCTGGTGCGCAACAAAGCGGATTTGCCGACGCATTTGATTCTGCCGGCCGGCGCCGTGGCCGTGGATGTTTCCTGCCGGAGCGGGCAGGGGATTGAAGCCTTGAAAGACGCCATCAAAGCGCTGGTCTGGGCCGGCGAAATCAAGGCGGAGATGCTACAGGTGACGATCAATGCGCGGCATCAAAATGCTTTGCTTCGGGCGCGGGAAGCCGCCCAACAGGCGCTTGCTGTTTTTAGCGTCAATCCGCAATTGGAATTGGTGGCGATGGAATTGCGGATTGCCACGGATGCCATCGGCGAAGTGGTCGGCAAAACTTCCACGGAAGATCTGCTCGACTCCATCTTCAGCACGTTTTGCATCGGTAAATAAATTGGTTGGTTCGCTGATATTTGGCGGCGGCAAGTTTGGATTGCAAATCAGCACATTTTGGTAAATCTATTTTTGTGATTAGAAAAATAATCGTTCGCTTGTTGTTGCTGCTTCTGCTGCTCGCGGCGGTGTTTGGCGTTATCGGATATTTTTATCCGGAAAAAATCCTGTGCGTGGACAGCGGGCCGGTTTCCGCTGACGTAATCGTGGTTCTCGGCGGCGGTTCGCATGAACGTCCATTGCGGGCCGCCGAGTTGTTTCATCAACATTGTGCGGCGCGCATCATTATTAGCGGTGCAGGCGACGATGCCATCAACCGCCAATTGTTGCTCACAGCCGGCGTGCCGGCGGCAGCCATTGAAGTCGAGGGCAAGTCCATGACCACGAGTGAAAATGCGCGCTTTACACTGGAGCGGTTGCATGCGGAAAAGGTGCGCAGTGTAATACTTGTGACTTCGTGGTACCACGCCCGGCGAGCGCAACGAACGTTCGAGCATTACGCTCCAGACTTAAAATTTTATTCCCGGCCAGCATATTACGCCTTTGCTCGAGAGGATTGGACACGGCTGGGGATTGCGCACAAATTGAAGATGGAATTTGTGAAAATGCCGGGCTATTGGATTCGGTACGGAGTAAATCCATTTTGAATTTGCTTGCTAGTCTGAAAATCTTTGATACATTTTCAAATCTTGACCGCGGGGTGGAGCAGCCCGGTAGCTCGTCAGGCTCATAACCTGAAGGTCGTTGGTTCAAATCCAGCCCCCGCAACCAATTTAGTAAGCCCGTAAATGTTGAAATATTCAATGTTTGCGGGCTTTTTATTTGGTTTTTCTCAAGTCTTTTCAAAATACCCGTTTGACCAATGGTGGAAGATGGTGGAAGGTAATAGAAGAAAATATGTCAAAAGCGCAGCACCAAGGCAGCACCAGAACAATTCCCATTATCCCAAGAGAGCTGGTAAAAAATGGAAAGCAATGCTGGATCGTGCGCGTGCCGAGTGACTTGGTTGGGACTGGCCCGGCCCGGAAGTTCTTCAACGAGAAAAAGCCAGCCATTGACTTTTGCAAGAAGTTGACTGCCGTTCGTGGATCGCCGGCATTTGAGTTTCTCGACATGACCCCAAGTCAGCTTACGGACGCAGTATCTCTTTGGCGCACGTTCTCCGACTTGACCACCGAGGAGCTACTGCAAGCGGTTGCTCTCTGGCGGTCGTCCAAGCGTGCAAGCGGCTCGCCAGTTGCCGACGTGGTACAGCTTTGCTTGGACTCAAAGGCTGAGTCTGGGGTGCGCCCAAACTACCTCAAGACATTGAAATGTACCCTAAAAAATTTCACCGCATCGCACATGTGCGACGTTTCCACAATCACATCGGCGCAAGTCTCGACCTGGCTGAACGGAAACGGATGGCAACCCAAGACTCGGCTGGGGTATCTCAAGGACGTTTCCACGCTGTTCAAGTTCGCCATGAAGCGGGGAATTGTGACCTCCAACCCCTGCGACGGCGTGGACCGGCCACGCCTCGACCACAAGCCACCAGTCATATTTACAGTCGAACAATGTAAGGCGCTATTGAATGTCTGCCGTGAAAATGATCCAGCGTTGCTGGGGTACATCTGTCCGATTTTGTTTGGCGGGCTGCGGCCGGCCGAGGCTCAGAAGCTAGTAGTTGAAAACGTGCGCGACGGTGTGATTGATTTGAGTGGCGCGCAATCAAAGCTCCGGAAACGCCGCGTGGTGGTCGTCAATGCGACTCTGCGGCGATGGCTCGATGTGCCGGGCGTGCGCTTTGGCAACATTAATCTCACCAAGCGTATGCGCAAATTGGTCAAGCTCGCGGGCGCTACGTGGAGCCATGATGTGTTGCGGCATTCGTTTTGCAGTTACGCCATGACCAAGTTTGGCGCTCGTGCGGCTGCAGAGATGGCTGGTCATAGCGAGCAGGTCTTATTTGCCCATTATCGCGAGATTGTCTCAGTTGAGTCAGCGAACGAATTTTGGGCTATTTAATCCGGCGGTTCAGTCGGCGAGAAGATTGCGTTTGACAAATGTAACCCTTGAAGTAAGGTTGCTTTGGATAGACACAATTTTTAGCTGCCTATGAACACAATGCCTGCCGTGACCGCCGCAATGAACCTTCCGGTTCTGCGCTCAAACTCGTTTCAGCTTACTGTTGGGACTACGACCTTTACAGCAATCACTCCCCCATCAGTGGTGATTCAAAAGCTGACTACGCTTCAAACGGGCGGGGTTACGCCGGTCAATCCGGCGATGATTCAAACCGCTGGTGCTGGCACCAATGGCGGTGTGCTTCCGGCGAATTCGCAAATCAATGCGTTTCGTCTATTCTTTGCGGGCGGAACGGTTGCACCGTCTTGGTTGAAAGTGGGGTCGGCGGTAAAGTTTGTCGCCAACACCTCGGCCGGCTATCGCGTGAATACTTTTGGTCAGATTTCAAATGTGGCCAGCGATGGCACCTACGTTGATCTTCCGGTGTCAAATTGCGCGCTTTCTGGGGCATTGACGGCTGACGTTTTGACCAACACCCCGCTTTTAACCCTGACCATTCAAGCTCAGAAGATCATCTTTTCAACACCGACCAGCAATACCGCAGTTGTTACAATTACCGACGGCGTGGACGTGAATGGTGTGTGCGGGTGGTCTCAAGACATTCCGGTTGGGAGCTCTGGTTTTGTTTTGGATGCGCCATCTGGTGCGAAGCTTACAGTAGCAGATTATTTTGTAAAAGCGGCGTCCAGCCAAATTCTACTTATTAAATTCTTGTGAAAATCATTACTACTTTAATTGTTGCTGTTGTGATGTCGGTACTACAAGTGCTGGCTGATGGGTTTTCGGGTGGCGCTGGCGCGAGCACAAACATTATTACTCAAATTGTTCCGTCAAGCGTAAGCGCAACGGCAACTAATTTAGCCGCCGGATCCAGCGCAACAGTGTCCGTGTCAGGGACAAGCAGCATTGCTTTTGTGTTTGGCATACCAGCTGGCGCGACCGGCGCGACCGGCGCGACCGGCGCGACTGGCGCGACTGGCGCGACTGGCCCAACTGGCGCGACTGGCGCTGCTGGTTCAAATGGAAGCAATGGATCAAATGGTGCAACTGGACCAACTGGGGCCACTGGGCCAATTGGACCGCAAGGCTCCGCCGGGGCGAATGCTGTAATTTACAGTCACGTTTTTACAAATGTCACAACTGGAGTTCAGTCGTGGGCTCACAGTTATGGTGGTCGCCCGCTTTACATTGGCGCAACGCTCAATTGCCTGACAAACGATGCCGGCATGACGAATGGCCAAAGTGTCGCACTGTTTGACGTTCAAAACATCGCCCAATCACAGCCGTATTTTTCAATCGCTTTGGACGGAGCAAACATCTACCAATCAACAGGGGGCGCGACGCTTTCAAATGCCCGCGTGATATGGAACGGGTCTCAAAATTCCGTTTCAAGTTGGGCAAACTTTTCAATTTCGGTCATTTATCAATGAACCTAGTTTTAACATTTGCGTTGATAATGTTGGCTGGCAGCATTGTCGCCCAGCAGCCGGTTGCGCCTTTTGTAGCTACCACATACGAGGTTGCGGACGGCCAAAATCAAACCAAGCCTGTAACGCCGTATAGCCTCGCTCACAGCGGGCTTTCATTTGGTGGTGGCAACCTGAACGCTGGATCAATATTTGGAACATTCACCAACAATGTAAATTTTTTAGGCAATGTAAATTTTGGCGGAAACACATGGCTGTCTGGCGACCTGTGGCAAATTAATGCGGATGGGACGGCGGTTTTTAATGGAGTAAATAACTGCGTGTTTGTGAATGGCGTATACTATGGCGCGTTTTCAGGTAATGGAGCATTGGTCACAAATATTCCGTACGGATCGCTGTTTGGAGCACCAACGCTTGGAACTGTTTCGTCGCATTCAGTCTCTGAGTTTGTGACAAATGCTTCTATGGCGAACGGTGGCACGCAAGTGATCCTCGGCACCGTCGCGGTGGTCAACGGTCGGTTGGTGCTGAATCTCACGAACAATTTGCCCACGGTGCTTTCAAACCTGACGGTGTACGGCAATACCTATTTTTCAGGCACCAACTACAATACAAACAGCTTTGTTTCTGCGCTTGGTTTCCGCAACTACAACGGCGGATTCGCGGTGAGTGGTACAGATGGCACGATTACCAACAATTCGGCCAACGGCATTGTCGGCAGCGGGCCAATCAGCACATCCAGCCAATTCAACGGCAACGGCGGCGGCATGACCAATGTAAACGGGGGAGCCATCACCGGCACGGTTCCATTGATTACCTTGCCGGCGGCCGTGGTGACGAACAACGCGACGGGGTTGACCCTCGCCGGAACGTTTACCGGAACGCTTTCTGGCAATGGTGCCAGTGTGACGAATTTGAACGGTTCCTCGGTAACGGGATCTTTAACCAACAACACTTCCGGAAATTCAAAGGGGGCAACCAATTTTTATGGCACAGTGGCCAGCTCGCAAGTTACCGGGCTATCCTCCAACGTTTTGGGCAACGTTCTCAACTACACCAGCGGGAGCAACGTCGTCGTGGATCTGTCCAAATACACCAATCAAATCCGTGTGGGCCTGGTCTTGACGCTGACCAATAACACAATGATTATTTTTACGAATCCCGCTCCGGCGTTTACTTTCAGCATTGATTTCTACCAGACCAATTCTTGGGATCGCTATTACGACACGAACGTCCTGCGGGCGAGCTTCGGCGGGCTACGATCCTTCACCAATTCCGCGCCGGGCGCTTGGAATTTCGACTCCATTCATTTTGGTCAGTGGTCCAATTTCACGGTGCTGTCGTGCACTAACTTACTGCCATGAAAATGCTTGATTGGTTGAATACTTGGGGCTTCAAAACCAGCCGTTGGCTTTCGGGACGGCCGCTGCCGACGCTTGAGGCCCTGACGCGAATCTTTGCTTTTCTGGCCATGCTGATCGGGCTGGTGCTGCTATTGGACATCGAAACGAAAGGACAGAATTTACTGCGCTGGCATTTCAAAGATCGGCCGGCCCCGGCGGTGAACCATACCAACGTTATCCGCTTGCCCGAGCCGAAATATCCCTGGTACGGCGTCAATCTTGTCGGGACCAACTTGCAGGTGATATTCCACTTTTCGGAAACCAACGTGCAGACAAACTGGCTGGCATTGCGGCCTTAATTGGAACAACTAATGGACACAAATCAACTACTAGGGGCCAAGCTCGCAATGGCTGCCAGCAAGCCCGCGTTTGGGATGTCTGCGAGCGTCGGGAGTGGGGCAGCCGTGCTTCTGACATGGCTTGGTGTGCTGACTCCGATAGTTGGATTTATATCGGTGTGCATTGGCCTGTGCGCGGCCTACTACTCACTGAAGCACAACAAAGCGCTCTGCAAAAAAGACAAGGAGTCAAAATGAACGATCCGCTGCAATTTGTTTGGTCGCTGGTTCAAATTAACCCGGCTGTTCTGGCTGTTCTGGCTGCTCTGTTTGTTGGGTATGTTCTCAAGCTCATTCCGTCATTTCCAAACCAGCGTATTCCGCTTTTGACAATATCGGTGTCGGCTGGCGCGTATTTGTTTTTGTGTGTGCCGCCGGCTGATGCGCACGCGGACAAAGCTTCTTTTTTTCGCTATTTAATTGCTACCCTGATTCTAGGGTGTGTTATTGGCATGTTCGCCTGGCTGTTCCATGCGCAACTGCTGAAACGCATCGAGCAAAAAATCCCGTTCGTGGGCGACGCGCTCAAGGACGCTTCCCAAACCGAAACAAGACTGAAATAAATAACCATGAAAAATAATGCTCGTTACATCATCGCACTGGTAATGCTGGTCGCAATCGCTACCACGTTCACCATTGTCACCGGCTGCGGTTGCAAGACCGGCTCAGGCAATACATCTGTCGTTGGGACTGACACCAATGGACTGTTGTTTGTTTTTGGGAACCCGGTCAACACTAATCAGTTTGCTGCAACCATGAAGCTTACCGGTGTTGCCGCTGCAACCATCGCTGGCCGGTCGGACACCAATAGCATCGCTTATTTGCAAGCGGTGGCCACTGGCATTGAAGACTTGGTTGGCACAGGCTCCACGGATCCGAATGCGGTGCAAAACATCGCCAACGCTTTCACCACTGGAGTTGACCCGAGCGTTATCTCTGGTGTCAACGCAGGCGTGGCAGCGTACCAGACGTTTTTGGGATACGCGCTGGACCAAAAGTTGAGCAACTGGTCGCTCTACGCAGTGCCGGGACTCACATCATTTGCGCAGGGTATTTTAACCATTTACCCCACCAGTAAGTGAACCCGATCACATCCGTGATCACCGCTGCGTTCTCGGCGGTGAAAGAAATCTTTTCCTGGGCCTCTGGTCGAAGCGCTTTGAAGAACGCGGCCAACGTGCAGGCGGCGGCAGCGGCCCAGAACGAAACCGATGCCAACTCAGCGACAAATGCAGCCATCGCAAAAAAGAACACCAATGAAATCCGTGAAGAAATCGCAGAGTGATTTTTTGCCGTGGATTTTATCCGCCGCCGTAATTGCAGGGATTCTTTGCCTGCTATCTGGGTGCTCAACGGTTACGCCAACGGTGGTTAAGTCATCCACCGCTTCATGGGACGGAGCCGAGCAAAACAGTGGGCTTATTGCGTGGACCGCAGATGGTGGGGCGATCATAACGGCGCACGCTCGCGACCGCTACAATGCTCTCATTTTGGTGTATGGAAAGCAGTTTGCTCCACCGCTGGCCACGAATTACGGCATAGCAAACACGAGCAGTAATGCTTTTTTAATCACTCCGGAAGCTCTTTCAGATTTTGCTCGGATGAATCGCTGGCGAAAAACTCACCCGTAGCCAGCGGCATCGAGCATCGAAACAGACAAATAAATATGAATACTCGCGCAAAATTCGTAGTTCAAGAAGTCCGCAACCATGCGGAAAACCATCAGCAGGTAATTCTGCAAGCGGTCACCGACAAGCCATTCGATACCACTGGCAAAAGCGAGGACAACGATTTCGCTCGTTGGACGCCGAGCGGCACGTTGGACATCACCATTACGAATCCGGACCTCGTCGGCAAATTCGTTGCCGGCCAGAAATATTATCTGGATTTCATCCCGGCGGAATAACCACATGGATGCTGAACGGGAAGCCATAATCAACTTAGCACTTGAGCAAACAGGTGGAAAAATCACCGAAGCGGCTCATGTGCTAGGCTGTAATCCCCGCCAGCTTCGAGACGCCATTCGCGACAATAAATCACTGTTTGCTCGCTGGTCGCCAAGTCGTGTCACTCCGCCCGCCGATGCAACCGTAATCCATCGACCGCCGGCCGATATTCCGCCAATGACGGCCGATGAGGAGGAGGTGCTGCCGGAGGAGGCTGACGTTGCTGCGTTGCTTGAAAAAGAGGATGCGGCGGTAAAGGCGGGGCTGGAGAACATGGGGTTGCCGCCAGATGCGGCCAAACTCGCGCTCACCTGTCAAAAGCAGCAGCGCCACCACTTCCGATCAACCGTCGAAAGCATGGGGGGCGGGATTAACCGGCAGTTTTGGATTGTTCAAGCCGAGGTTGATAAAATTAACACCTCCCTCGATGGTGAGTTAACGCCACAAGAAAAATTCATGCTTCGCGAAGATCGTCGCGCGCTGCTTTTGATCTTGAAAGATTTTCACAACAGTGTTCTCGACGGAATGCTGACGCAGGCCAAGGTTCATCAAATCGTCAACGGTAAAAAGAAAGGTGCCAAGCGACCCAAGGGCATCTTAGACCTCGACGACCAATGAGCGATGATATGCAAACGCTGGCGGCGTTGTTGGATCCGCCGCCGGGCCGAAAGCCGCGTGAGCCAAAGCGCAAATCTTGGCGTCCCAAGATTGGGCCAATCGGCCTCGACATCATGCGGACCAACAGCGTCCCGGGCAACCCTAGCGAGGCAATCGTCAAGCTGCTTTACGGAGAACGCGGCTCGTTCAAGTCTGGCATATCGCTCCACTGTGTCGTCAACCATCTTTACAGTGACCTGGTTGCGCCCATAGCTGGAAAGCCCCACATTACCCCACTGGCGGTCATTTGCGCCATCTTGCGAAGCGCGGCAACCGAAGGTGGTGCTTGGGAAAAGCTGTTCTCCTTGACGCTCCCAGAGTGGTACGACGGCATCGGGCTTGAATTCACCGAGCCGAAGATGGATGACCAAAAAAACCGCTACGCCTTTGTTGGGAATAAATTTGGAACGTGGTCGCGGGTAATCCTGAAGTCCATCCCGCACGGCGAAAACATCAAGGCCCGCATTAAGGGCATGGAGCCAAGCCTTTTCTTGTTCGAGGAAATCACGGAAACCGATTCGGCTGATTATCTGAACGCCCCACTGCAACAACTTCGTCGCCCAACTGGCGCGCCTAAAATCTACATGGCGAACTGTAACCCGGCTGATTCAGGTGAGGAGCATTGGGTTTGGCGCACGATGGTGAACGATGGGAAGGACGAGTCGAAGAAAATTGAAATTCCAAACGGCGGCGGTCGGTTAAAAGGGACGGATCCAAAGTTTGCCGTCTGGCATGTCCCGTTGACCGAGAATGTATTTTGGAGCGCAGAGGAAAAGCGGTCCTACCAAAATACATTGCTGGTTGAAGCCAAGAACGACACTAGTGCCGTTGATCGGCTCATCAAGGGCATTTGGACGCCAAGACCAACTGGCGAGGGGCTGTTTAAGCAATATTTCTCATTTGACGTCCACGTCAAGGGGGACGCCAAGAGCAGTATTGGACTGCTTCCGCGCGCCGGCTACCCAATCGACATCAGCTACGACTTGGGCCAAGTAAACTCGTGTGTGTCGTTTCTCCAGCTTGTGCCGACCGCCAAAAAGCCAATTTGGATAGTCATCGACGAGGTCATTCATTTGCGTGAGCGAATCCTCTACAAGCTGATGGCGGCTGAGATCATTGGGAAAATGCGCAAGTGGTCCGAGATGCCGCTTCCATCCAATGATGGCAGGCCGTACAAATTCAGTTTTCGGCACACCACTGACGAGTCCGCGGTAAATCAGTGGCGTCCGGGCGGCGAGGGTTCTTACGATGCGTGGGACTTTGAAAAAGAGTTCGCGAAGGTGGTTAATGAGTTTGATGGTAAATCGATCAAGATGCTGGGCTGCCCAAAGGGCGCTGGCTCCGTAGAAAGCCGCGTCCGCTTCTTGCAGTCAAAGCTGTACATGGATGAATACTTCGTGAGCGCGACATGCCCGGGCCACATTGAAATGTTGCGTCACTTGGAAGAGGATGCCAAAAAACCGGGCAATCCCAAGCGCTCTAAATACATTCACACGTTTGACGCGGCCACCTACGGGCCATTCCGGATGGAATTCTCTGGCGACACGCGCAACACGATGCAGACCAGCGCTTATCTACCAACAATCACGCGGCTTGGAACATAAGTTGACTTTTTATCAAAACGGTGTAACCCTAAAGACAAGGCAACAATAATATGGATAGCACTGACATCAAAGACAAAATCGTCATCGACTCAACCGAATCCCCGGAAATCGCGGAACTGTTTTCAACGAAGCAGCCCGGCGATAAGGTCACTGGTCGGTTTGAGGGCACGCTCGATGAGGCTGGCACTAAGGTTATTTCCATTTCGATCTCCAAGGTTGAAATCGAAAAAGATGACGAAGAAGACCCCGGCGAGGCGGGTGAGTCGCCGGAAGCGGAGGCGGCGGAAGGGGATTCTCCCTCAGTTGCCATGTACAAGAGTAAGGGGGTTCCTGCTCAAGAAGACAATTTACCACCCGGCTCGCCGTCCAAGTAATGGCCGAGGGGCAAGCCATCGCGGCTCAGGTCCGGTTGCGTTATCGGCGCGCCGGAGTTTTGAGCGGCTGGAGTCGCGAGCGGTTCAATCGGCTATGTCGGCTATTGAACCTGACTCAAGTTGAGATGGGCGCCATGTGCGCAATCAGCCCACAGGAAGTTGCGCGAGGCATAAAATATAACCGCTTTACCCCGCCGGTGAGCCTACACCTCAGCATCATTGAGGCGGCTTTCTTGGAGCTTAAATTTGGAAAGAAGTGGAAGCCGATTATACCGCTGGATTTGATAAAATTATGATAGATTTTGAGATTCTAAAGGAGTACGGCACCACTGACGCTCGCCTTCAGGAGTTCTTTACCGCAAAAGAGCCGTCACCGCGGCGCAAAGCGAAAATGACGGCCACTGAGATTCGCATCCTTAATCGCGACATCTCCATGCGTAAAAAGTTTGAGGAGCAGATTCAAGGCTGGCTTCAAGAGCACATCGTGTTTTCTCTGGCGAATCATTCCAAGTATTCCGCAGTTGATATGGCCTGGGACAGCACGCCGATCAATAAAACCATCCTCCCACTCATGCAGTATGCGCAGGGGCGAATTTCGACCGAGAATCGTGACAAGTGGGCCGAGGCGGTGCCGGGTGAGTGCGTAAATAAAGACAAGGACGGAAAGATAACCGGCGTCAACATCCCAAAATTTCACGAGGTTAATGTCAACCTGCTGCGGTCGGTTATCACGCGGCGGCTAGCGGCTCAGGTGGTGAAATACAACACCTTGTGGCCTTATTTCAAATACGAAGCGCGCGATCAAACCCAGGTCGGCAAGCTTCGCGCTGAGCTACTTTCTCAGCGCGTGGACATCATGGCCGATCAATTTGATTATCGTCACACTCAAACTCAGATCAGCCGAGACATGTTCCTGTACGGGCATTGCGTCGCTTTTCCTCGTGCGTGGTGGGAGCGCGAGATTCAACTTGAGCGCGACAATGTTGCGCCAGAATTCGCGAGTGATAAAAAGAAAAACCGCGTTCGCATCGTCAAAGAGGGTATCGCGTGGGTAATGCCGCATCCGAGTAGAATGTTTTATGACAATGCGTTTCCGTTGTCTTCGCTGAACACTGATAATGGCTGTAAATATGTTGGATTCTGGGATGTTTGTCGCTGGGGGGATGTGGCCAATAATGCTGCGTATTTTAATCGCACATCGGTATCTTTTACGTCCGGAAGCATGGCCGATTGGTTTAGTACTTATTGGCTCTACTTTAATCAATATTTTTCCCACACCATCACCCCTCCGCCTTCACTGGATCCCGCGCAAGGCGAAACTCCAACTGCCACAACCGCAACCAATGATCGAAAGAATCAGGTTGGATTGTTCAATGGGCAAATGGAAGAAACCTCCTGCATATTCAGCCACATCTGGGTGAAGGTTCGGCCTTCGGTTTGGGGCTGGGGAACCTATCCGCATCCGGTTTGGATTCACCTTCGCGTGGCCGGGGATGCAACTGTGGTGTACGCAAAGATTTGCCCGTCCAGCCCAGCGGCAGTATTCAGTCACAACGAGAAAGACGACCGACTCATTAACGTCTCGCTGGCCCACGAGCTGATGTCGTACCAGGATCAGCTTACCAATTTGTACAGCCAGCTTCTCGAAGTGGTCAAGCAAGACCTGTTTTCCGTTGCTGTTCTCAACACTGACGTCTTTCCGGACACACCGGAGGGCAATCAGGTTCGGGATGAGTTCAAGCGATTGATGCAAAACAAGGGGACATACGCCAGCACGCAAATGCTGGAGGTGAGTTTCTCGAAGCTGAAACAACTCGGAATCGACCCGAGTCAGGCTTTTATTGTTGTTCGGTCGCACCCAAATCAAAGCATTGAGCAGATATTCAAGGCAATCACGCAAGTGATCGCCTTAGCTGACCGCTTGCTCGTAATGTCTCCACATGAGCAGGGACAAGCCGCGAGCCATGAAATCAGCGCGCATGAGTCGGTGGCAATCGCCAATAGCACAGATAATGTGTACGACTTCATCAGTGAAAGCATTGATGAAGGTCGCGCGGCGATGAAGCGGATCTGTTTTGAATCGCTGGTCGCCTGTGGCGACGATCAGGTTGAGCTTACTATCTCCGACCGCTATCCAGACAGTATCGTAAAAAAAGCCGGCTTCGAGCCGCGAGACCCAGACGGTGATGATCCGACCGGCTACGTCAAAATCACTGGAGCAAAGACTTCGCTGGTGCATGACTACATGTTCACTAGCCGCGACGGCGGAAATCGCCCAGCTGGACAGCAGGCCGCGACAGTCATGGTGCAAATGCTGCAATCCATTGGAAGCCTCAACCCGGAAATTCAAAACGCGGTGTTTGGAGCAATGGGTAAGGCCAAGGTGTTTGAAATTATCAACACCATATTCCACAGCCTCGATGCTGGTGTTGACGTTAAACTTCAAACCAAGGCAGGCGAAGACGACACGCTCGTTCTCTCGCAAGACAAGCAAGTAATGCAATCGCTCCAGCAACTCGCTGAGGCGGTACACAAGGACGCGGCGGGGATGCAGGCAGTTATCGCCGTCCTTCAGCAAACCAATCCACAGGCCGCACAAATGGTCAAGCAGGCCATGAGTGCGCCTCCACAGCAGCAACAACCGCAACCGCAATAAACCACGAATATGTTTGATGAACCCGTAGCACCACTCACGCCGGCTCCGGCCCCGGCCCCGGCCCCGGCCGCACCAATCGCAGTAGTCCCGCCGCCGGTCGCTCCAGTGATTGAGCCGGTCGAGCCTCCGGTCGAGCCCCCGGTTGAGCCAGTTGAAGAGGAGCAGCCCCACGATCCGCTAATGGCCGCGATTCTCGAAACGCTGGAACCGCAGGCCGAGGTTATTGAGCCAGCAGCTGAGCCGACAGTCGAGCCAGTTGTTGAGCCTCCGGTTACTCCAGTCGTCGAACCGGTTGCGGCAGCGCCAGCAGCGCCGAAGCGCAAAAAAGTGGTGTCCGTAATCTCCAAAGAGAATGCGGATTTTGTTGATACGCCAATTGCGAAGCCTGAACCACCCGCCCCGTTTGCGCCCGCACCGGTGGATGCTGACGAGGCGTACATCGCCACACTTAATCCCGAACAACGCGAAGACTTGCGGGAAGCGGAAGTTGCAGAGCGCTTGTTCCCTGAGCGCAAGGGTTTCAAAAAGAAATTGGTTGAATGGTATCGTGATTTTGATTCCAGGGCGAAAGATCTGCTCAAGGCAAACCCCGAACGCACGCTCAACGAGGAAGACGATGAATTCCAAGCGCTGGCCAGTAGCCGGCCGGCCCTTCGGCCCGTTGAATCAAAGCGGGTTCAGCGCGCAATTGGAACCGAGGAGGCGGTTGCTCAAAGCCGGCCAGAACTGGAAAAAATCAAACAGCAACAGCGGCGACTCGAAATTCAGCCCAAAGTTGAAAATTGGGTTGCAACAGAATTCTCGGCCGGCTTGCGGTCGCTGGTTGATGGCGACCCAAGCTCTCCCTGCGCGGAAGCGCTAAAGCTGCTCAAGGAAAAAGGAGTTGCGGAAGCCGCTAAAGAGTTTCCGCTGGAGGTTGCGGTAATGCGCGAGGAGGGCACTGCCGCCCGGCGCCGGGTTGGTGCGTTCCTGCTGCTTAAAAATCAATGCGTGGACTACGACCCCAAAAACGCTGACCATGCGTATTTGGCTAACTTCATTGACCGCGAGGGGCGCATATTCGCAGAAAAAGGTGGCAAGTACAAGGTGAAGGATGGTCGAACGTTTCTCTCTCGTGAAGCATTCAATGCAAAATTGAATTCTGAGCCAGGCGAGCGCGAGAGCTTGGATCGGGAAGGGTGGCGGTCAAAATCGTACTGGACGTTCACGGATTCTGAAATCGTAGATTATTTGGCGCACGAAGCTAAAAATACCATTGATGGACGGGTTAAATGGGAGATCGAGAACGCAAAAGCCAGGGGCTTTGAAAGGCGTCCGCGTGGCGCAGCTGGAAAACCTCAAACTGCGCCAGTCGAAATCGTGGCTCCAATTACAGCCCCTCGCCCGTCCGCTGCCGGTGCTGAGCCTTTGAAATCAGTCGCAAGCCCCGGCGGCGGGATTGATGTCGCCGCAACGCTCTACGGAAAGGGAGTTTGAGGATTAAAAACTAGCGGCGGACAATCACGCCGGAGACAAAATCAACCGTTTCCGGCGTTTTTCTTTTTTTTTCACAATGTAACCTTAGATTGAAAGTAACAGCGGACAATCCGCAACAACAACCAACAACAATAAAATATGGCCAATACACCCGCCGGCGCATCCCAAGCGCCCAACACTGCAGCCAACGGCTTTAACGCCAACGCCTGCAATCCACGCTTAATCATGGTGGACGACGCGATGAGCTTGACTCGCGCCAACATCACTGGCTGGAATCAATCCGACATTGAATCTGTCATGTTCAAGGAAGTCGGCCTCGACAAGGTTATCGCGCAAACCAAGGAGGCGCGCATGGCTGGCTCTGCTCAGCGCACGCTGATGGATTTGCTGCTGTCCCGCCACACCCCACTGAAAGTATCTGCCGGCGCTCAGCCGCAATCAATTATTCAGCCGTTCGATCTCGTGCCGCGCCGCAACCGGGTTAATCCTGGTTACTTTCGCCTTTCCGCTGGCGCAGCTTCGACGAATGCCGACTTGGTCGCCGCTGCCGCCGCCGGCTTACTTGGCGGCACTAGCCAGACCGCTTCGGCTGGTCACTGGACTGTTACCGTGAACAACGGTTCATTGGATGCTGACAGCTCTTGGCTCGCCAAATCTCCAAACAACGTGTTGAAGAACATTGAAAAATTCTTCCTCCCTCGCCACGGCGTGACTGTGGAATGGAGTGATCCAAACTCTGGCGCAAAATACACCAGCACCATGCATGTCGTTGGTGCGTTCAACGTGGACGCCAATCAGGCCAAGGTGATTCTGGCCCCGAACCGCACTTACCCCAATGGCGGTAACTGGGGTGGCAATGGCGCTGCGACTGGTACTTGGTACGACAGCGCGACGACTCCTCAAAAGGCTGCCTATCAGCCTGTGATTGGCATCGTGCGCCTGCAATCCAATTCCGTCAGTAATTTCGAGAGCTACGGCAATGCTTTGCCGGGCTTCAACGAATGGGGCTTGGTGGATTATTGGCCGCAAACGACTCGGCGCGTACACAAGTACAATGCTGAGTATTTGAACCTGCTCAAGGCTGCCGCGGCAGACAAAACCTCTGCCGGTTTGGCGAAATTCCGCTTGTTGCCGTTGGCGCAGTTGCGCAAGCAGCAAGAAGCTGAAAGCGAGCGCCAGTTTTTTGAAACCTGTTTTTACGGCGACGCCGAAGACGAAAACCAGACCACGCAGCTGTGGCAAAACTTGCCTACGGTGTACGACCCCGCTTGGGCGGCGTCCGGCGAGTCTGGAACGATGGCGATTGAATATCGCACTCGCACCATCGGTATTCGCAACCAGATCGCGCTTTGCGGTAACGTCCTCGATGCTGGTGGCGGGCCGCTCGACCTCGACGCAATCTTCGAAGCGGGGTATTACCTGCGCCGGGAGCGTGAGGGTGAATCCGGTCAGCAGGTCACGGAAATTGATTGTATGACCGACATGCGCGGCACTCGCCCGCTCATTCGTCAGATCATGACGAAGTACTACAAACAGAAATACAGCATCGACAACGTGTCCATGTGGATGGAGCAGGGCAAGAAAATCACGTTCAACGGTGCCGTTCTATTCGAGTACGACTCCTACGAATTGCCGGAATGGGGCTACACGCTCAATGTGTTCAGCGACTTGTATTTCGATGACCGCATCAGTCAGTTCCAGAACAGCCAGAAAACGGCGGGCTACTCGATGTGGTTTATCGACTGGTCGGACATTGCGGTTGCCCTCATCAAGGCGATGAGTGTGACGCGCACCGCGAACTCCAATGCCGCCGCTGATGCCATCTATGGCCTCAAGTACGTCATGGAAATGAACATGCAATCCATCCTCATGGAGAGCAAGAAGTTCTCTGTGCGGGTTGGTAACAGCAACCGGCATCGCATCATCGAAAACTACAACCCGACCAAAGTGAAGCTCACAGTGCCGGGTGTTGATCTGAGCGGCAACTAACAATCTGGGCCTGCTTGACCTGAAATCAGGCAGGCCCAACCTTCAACTCAACCACTAACAATAAATTTTACTTCAGTATGAAAAATAAAATCAAATTTGGCGTCAATCGAATCCTTGTGGCCTTTTGCTTTGTCTCTGCGTTCTGCGCGGCGGCAATCGCACAGCCTGTCTCGTATTATTACAGCGCGCCTCTGACGGCAACTAATTTGCTGATTGCGGGCAATGGCGTTGTGACAAACTTGGTTGCGGCGAACTATGCTACCGGCATCGCTGGCCAGGCCGGTGCTGGCGGGTGGATCGCCACGCGAGGCGTCACTCCAGCCGACCTGAATGCGAACGGAGTTTCGTTTCAATGGGTAACCGCCCAAGTAAACACGAACAACACGCCGCAACCGGTTCAAAGCTTGACGGCCACGGTCGCCTTGGCGCTCGACGATGCTTCGATGGCTGCGAAGTGGCCAGTGGCAACCAACTCGCTGCTTACAGTTACGGCATCGGTTTATCAAACCACAAATAACACTGCGTACATCTCGTTTGTTTCGGCCACAAACTTCCTTGGTGCAAAATGGTTTAAGGTGATAAACCTTTCTTACGCTGGCACCAACAACCTGAACCTGGTATCTGCACGCGCTGGGTTTTGGTACTGATTAATTGGCTGTTTCGTGGCAGCCGGTTAAATGCGAGCTGGTCGTGGTTGGGTTTGCCGCGACCAGCTTTTTAATTGCAAAAAAGAAACCCCTGAACTAAGGTAACACAATGAGCGAAACCACTAATCCGCCGAAAGAAGCCTCAGCTAAAACCTTTCTCCCGCCTCCACTGCTACCCGGTGGGCCGACGCTGGAGCAATATGTGGCGGCTGGATATGCTGCCGAGAATTATCCTCCGGCCGGGTACGCCCCAGTTCCGTCCATCGCTGAGCCGCCGCCGTACAAAATTTATCACGCAAAGCGGGCGAATCAAAGCGTGGCCGCCGGCAAATTTGTGTTCAATTTTACGCCTTATGAGCAAGCTGGTGGCATGTGGCTCGGGTTCTATTTGACCGAAAACGTTGATGAAATTGCTGCGCTGGACGAACTGGTTGCAACCAAAAAATCCGTGGTGGATCATTTGACCATCGAAGACTACGAGCGTTGCTTGAAAAAAAAAGTAAGAGGCTCAACCGGCATGGGGCAATCCTTGCTGAGCTCTCAGCCCGTAAGGACGGTGGATCCCTCGGCGGGTGGTCTTCTTGCCCAAGCTGTTAATCCAGAGCCGGCCAAAGCTCCCTTGGCCATCGCAAAGCCAGCAGAAACAATCAATGACGCGTTGGCCACCGGCAAAGTATGACGCATGGGCCCGACTACTTGACGTGGCTGGAGTGGACCAACTCGGTTCTTGAACTTTTGCCGCAGGATCGCCAGCGCATTGGGTTGATGAGCACTGCCAGCGATGGCGACTACGTTGGGTACATTCCAAAGCTAATCCGGCAAGCGGTTCTTGATCTGCAAGATTTTATCCCGGCATATCGCAAGCAGCACGAAACAATTTACTACCCGGAGGATTTTGTGGCAGACGGAGCGGCCAGTGTTGGAACATTGCCGCCGCAAGCAAATTTGAAAGAGGCGTGGTTGTGGAACGTCAACCGAGCGCAGCGATTCGCCGTTTATCGCCTCGACTGGTCAAAGCGATTTGAACTTACGGAGCAGCATGATTTCAATCAGTTCCTCAATGGAACCGACTACATTGTGCTGACCGAGGCCAGCTTTGAGGCAAATCGGATACTTGGAATCATGGGGAGCGATGCCGGCCGGAAACACATCGCGCTAATGGCGGTAGATCGGGCGGCGCATCGTTTTTACATTCACCCCTCAATTATGCCGGGCTGGATTTTATCCATTGTCTGGGAGGGCAGGAAACTGGAATGGCGCAAGGGTGAGATGGTTCCATTTGGCGAAGAAGAAGCCGAAGCAGTCTCGGCGCGAGTGCGCGCTAAAATCGCGATGGAAGTTGATCGAGATTCAAAGCGTCACGATGACTTCATGCGTGATTATACGGTGAAGCGAACGAACTTATTTACCGCTCGCAAGGAAGCTGGGCGGCTCCAAAAATCATGAATAACTCAATCCCGGGAACTAGCCCATTGCCGCCGTGGTCGCGGCCGTCTGAGTCGCCAACCGTGCAAGTTGTGACTGGTGATGACATCATCCAGCTTGGCGCCGACCCGACGTACATCAACCAAATCACGCCAAAATCGGTTGGCAAATACAACCTCGTGCTGCCAAATGGAACTTATTTGCGCCAAGTCAAGCGCATTTACGTCATTGGGGCCAATGCCGCAATCACGGCACCCTTTACTGTGTCTGGCGTGTTCGCTGGGTTTCAGTCTTTGCTGTTCAATACCGCGGCCACTGCCGCATTATTGGAATGGGACGGAACGGCATGGCAACTGACTGGCGGAAATGTTCAAACCTCAACCACTGTAATCACCCCGTAATACATGAAAAACCTAATCAAGCTCACAATCGCAATCATCGCAACTTTAAGCCATAGCTGCAATCCGGCTTACGCTCAGGCCGACATCACAAATCCGGTCGGACTGTACCGTGGAATTCCATATCTGTCGCCCTGGGGCCAGAACTTCATCATTCAAGCGACCGGCGCTCAAGCTGCCACTTTCTGGCTATCTGACACCAACGCCGCATTGGCGTTCTGGAACTTCATCCAGCCCTACGCATTTTCCCAGAACACGAATGCGTTGACGCCGGCTCAATCGAACGCGCTGGCAAACGCAACCACATCTGCCGGCGTAGGGAGTCAAATTTCGGCCTCAAATCTCGTCAAAGTGGCAAGCAGCTATACGAGTCTGAATTACAATCCCTATCGCATTATCGCGGTCGGTGACTCGCTGACGACTACCAACCCCAGCACGCTCATCAGCTATCCAATGGTGTTAGCTGGAAAATATGGCTACAACGTGCTGACGAACACGGCGCAAGGCGGCAGGTCAACTGGCTACATTTCACAGCAGTTAATGGATGCTGCTTACCCATGTTTTCCGACCCATACTGGAAACAGAGCAACGCTTACCGTCATGTTTGGTAGGAATGACTTCAACACGTCCATTACAACCACGCTGCAAGCGCTAAACGCGGCTACCAGCGTCATTGCAAACGCGCAATCAATTATTACAAAAGCCGCTGGCGCTGGCGCAAATTTGTTGGTGATTTCGTGCCCGTATATTTACAACACTCCGGCCGCTGAACCGGGCCGGGCCGTGCTGACTCAGTGGGAGCAATCGCTGACGAACCAGGGCATTGCCTTCGTGAACTACGACAATGTTGCGCCCCCTTCGACATGGACGAACTCTGACGGCAGCTTAAACACCTCTGTAACCGCTGACGGAGTTCATTTGACTGCGGCGGTGAACACAAATTTAGCGACAGCGATTGACGCGGCGATTAGAACCTCTTTCGCGTCCACGCAGCCCCAATTATTTGCGAACCCAGACGCCGCGTGGTATTACCCGACTGTGTTTGGGACGGGGTCAGCTGTCACAAATTTTTTCAATAACACCCCGACTGTTTGGGCCATGCAAGAGAACGGAAACACTGCATTTACGATTGAAGAGGCGTATGGTGGCGATATAGGCACGCATTTCATTCCGGTTTGCGGAACCACCTTTGCCTGTGATCGGGATGCTGGCGGCGGCTCTTACGATTGGGGCTTTCGGTTTGTTAATCAGGCTCAAAACCTCTGTCCGCTGTTCGTTGACACTGCGGCAAACTGCGTTGTTGTTGGTATAACCAACAACGGTGGCTATGTTGGGCAGCAATTTCACCTTGGCTGGCCGGCTACGTTCTGGCCAGTGAATCAAGACATCAACCCGGGTGGAGATGGCAACAACGTGCATGTCGAAAACAACTGGATCATTCAAGGTCAGTTTCACGTCATTACCCCCGGTGGTCAATTTGGATTTGGCCAGAATGGGACATTCTACACGACGAATGTGGTTTTCTACCCCATGAACCAAATTTTTACTGCCGGATCTGATGGTAACAATGTGCATTTTGAAAACGTCTGGGCGCAGCAGGGGAAATTCAACCTTACAACTCCGGGCGGTCTTTTCACGCTGGGTGGAAATGGCACCTTTACGGCAACCAACCTTGTTGGCAAGTTGAACGCCACAAACATAACTGGCGGATACACTACGAACATCCAGTTCACTTTTGGCAGCACTAGGACGAACACGCTGTATTTCACGAATGGAATACTGATGAACGTCACACAGCCCTAATGCTATGGCAGCAGCCGGCGGAAAACCAGTAACGCTGAAGCCTGGCCAGGGCGGAAAGCTGATGGCTGGGCTTTCCTCTGAAACGGCCGGCGCTCCAAATTACGTTCGCAAGGAAGAAATTCGACGCTACCTCGACCGCGAAATGCGAGCCGAGGGGCACGTCGCTTATCAGCCGAACACTTTTTATGATCGGCTGGCTCAGTCAATTCCGATCAGCGGTGGTGGCCCAATAACGCTAGTCTCTGAGGTTGAGCTTGGAGATGGCAGAGTGACACTCATTGCCGGGAATCAAACGACTCTTTGGCGCTTTTTTGGATTGGAAGACATCGCTTATTTCGACATTGAGTCTGGTCAGGCTTATTTCGATACCGAATCTGGCGCGACATATTTCGACGAAGCGGCAAAGGGGTGGATTCAAATTGGCTCTGGCTTTTCGACTGCTGGCGCGCGCTGGGAGATCGTGCGCATTGGCGACTTTGTTGTGCTCAACAACGAGGTTGACCTCCCGATAACATATCGGCTGGATGAGTATTCAGTGAAGCCGATTTATGAATTGCGCGAGCAGCAAGTCGCCAGTGTTAAGACGATTTGCTCCATGAACGACGTTCTGGTTTGCCTTGGCATCAGCCAAATCGGGGATGATGATTTCAAGGGGTTAATGGCCGCAATTCCAGCATCTTTGAGCGCATCGCAAGACGTCAGTGGGAAAGTATCCCCGGCAGCGACAACGCTATTCCCCACAATGCAAGCTGTGAGCTTGGTTGGAATGTCGCTATTTTGGAGCACTGGTGAGCAGCGCGAAATAATTGGCGTTGATTCAAATGGGTTCTTGCTGGTCAACAATACGGTTCCAGTGTCAGGGGTTTGTTCGGTTGAGAATCCCGCCGCGTACACAATGTGGGCCGGCAAGGTTCAGCGTTACGGGTGGCGTGTATTTCCTTCGATGCCGTCGCAGCCGCGTCGATTTGGGGCGATTGTGACCGCTTCGATGCAGGCCGGCAGTCCGGTTGTTGCGTTTGATTACCCCGTTCGGTCGCTCTCGGACTTGTTTTACACTGCGGCTCGGTTTGGGTTGTCTGCGGTCGCGCTGCCGTCCATCTTCCTTCCGCAGGCAGCTATAAACGCTGGCAACCTAATTTCACAGGTTCAATGGATTTCGCGCGGCTCGGCAATGTCGATGACGATGGCTGAAATCTGTCAGAACACCATTACAAGCCTGCCAATCGAGGCCGCAGACTCTCAGGTGAGCTATGCTGGTATTTATTCTGATTTGACCGACGACGGAAGCGCCATTTTAAGGGGAATGCAGTTGCGTGATCAGCTCGTAATTTACAAAGAGCCGTCGCCAACTCCGGCCGTGTTTATTGGGACATACACCGGCGCTGCCGCAGCCCCGTTCACTTTTCAGCGCGTAACCCTTCCGAACACGGCTCAGGCGTTACACTACAAGAACGTCATCGCGCCAGAAGGAGGCGGCTATTATGGCAGCCATCACATCTACGCTGGCCGAAATGCGTTCTACAAGTTCGACTTGTTCCAGTTGACGCCAACAGAAATCCCCGCCCTGACCGCGTGTCAGTCGTTATTTTTTGACAACGCGGATCGAGGGACCGCCTTCGTGTCCGAGAACCATTTAACTCGAGAAATTTATTTTGGCTACGGAATTGCGGGAGGGGCACTTTGCTACGATTACGCACAGCAAACCGTCAGAACCACCAGCGCCATGCTCACAGCGGCCGCAAAGGTTCGGCATCCAAAAAATGGATCCGATTGGTACGTCATGGGGATGGTGGATGGCTCGCTAAAGCGGTACGGGCTGCTTGACTGCAAGCCGCGCAGCAGTGGTGCAATTACTGGCACCACATCGGGAACCGCCACGGTTACACTGGCTGCAACCACGGCATTTTTCTCACCCGACGATGTGGGGACCACGGTTTTGTTTTCCGGTGGCAGCGTGGCCGCCATTGATGCATACATCAGCGCAACCAGCGTTTCGATCATTGGCCTCACTGCTCCAGTCATCGCTCAGCAATTTACCATTTTGCCCGGCATTTGGCATCGTGACGGATTACAATACAACTCAGTCATTGAGAGCGGGCTGGATGATTTCGGGGCAGGGAACAGCGAAAAGTCGTGGAATGAATATTCGCTTGGGGCGTCCTCAAAATGTCCAAACGCCATCGTCTCGATTGATTTCAGGGGTGGCTCAAATCCTGGCACCGGCGCCGATTTGCAATCAGGAGCAATTATTGCGCCTCAGCAGTTTAATAATTTGCGCCCGACCGTCATCAGCTATTACCTTGGAGACAGGGTAACAGTAACCGGCTTTGGCCCGTTCGAGATCACTAGTCGCATGTTCAATATTCAGCCCATTAACAGCCACGGGTTTGGTAATTTGCCGCGATGAGCAAAATGAGTCCATCCAATGAGCAGGCGATTGTGGGTGCGGCGGTAGCCGCGGCGACCACTAACGCAACTGGCTGGCCAACGCTCGCATTGCCGCCGGAGGCTGCTACGCGGACTGGTGACTCGGTAATGAACGGCGACCACTCGGCCGCAATTCAGACTTGGGCCGGCAACTTACAGGGAGCCATTGCGAACGATTCGACCGCAAAAGCGAAGGCGATAGCCGACCTGCAAAGCATTGTTGATGGATTAACCAAGGAAATCGCCGCCATGAAAGCGGCAGCAACCAAAACTTTATGATCAGCCCCAGCATTACATTGCCCACTTTTGTACGACGCACGACCGTTGGCCGCGCCCTCACATTTGCCGAAGGGGACGCAAACCTTGACCAGATTCGCGCATTTTGCTTGTCCATCCTTTCCGTCATTGAGGGGTCGCTAAACCCAGACGGGACACTGGTTTCGGGGGCGGTAAAATCAGGCTCGCTGTCAGCTGGGGCTGTTGGGCTTTCGGCGATTGATCCAACAATGCCGTATGCGTTCCTGCCAATCGCGACCGACGTTGGTACACTGAACGGCTACGCGATTGCCACGGCGGGGCCGACTACGGGAGCAAATCTAATCGCATCCGGCTCGACTTACGTCGCCCCACCAGCCGGAAGCAGCGGCCTGGGCACGTTCACATTGAGCGGGTTGGTGGTGAACTCGTACTATTCGTACACGCAGGGTGTGTTGCCGGATAACGACGCCGCGCTTCAGGTCAACAGCGGGTACTCGATCACCAGCAGTGGAATCTTTCAGGCAACGCAAACCTCAGTCACTCTGACGGGTACCGCATCCGCATTGGTGACCGCCTCAGTTGCCACCGCTGCCGCTGTTACGGCGTACAAAAACGGCCAGATTTATTTTGTGTGGACCGGCACGGCGAATACGTCGGCGGCAACCTTGAATGTCAACGGACTCGGTGCAGTCCCGATCTTGCAGGGCGGGCTTCCCATCGCGGCGGGTGCCGTGGCTGCAAACTCGGTGTTTTGCGTTGTCTATCGAAACGGCAGCTTTCTTTTGTTGGCCGGCGGAACGTCTTCTAGCGGCTCGTCTGGAGTTACCAACATCAGCTACAACACAAATACGACCGTTCGCTTTACCAGCGGCAATATGCCATTGCCGGGTAACACCATCGCGCTTTCGGTGGCGCACGGTCTTGGCCAGATCCCGACTGCGGTTCAGGCGTACCTCATTAAAACCGCTTCGGATGGAACTGATGCGGTTGTGGCGATTGGGGATGCGGTCGGACTGGAGTTGTTTTATGTATCAGGCGGAAACCGCGCTTTCACGGTCGCGATTGATACAACCTTCGTCAATTTGGTTCAAAACGGCACCCCGACGCTCATTGCGGCGGATGGCTCGACTTCGCTTGCGATTACTCCAGCCAACTGGAAGTTGGTTATCAACGCCACAAAGCAGACGAGCGTGAGTCAGGCTATTTTCCCCGCGTTGAGTTGGGCATCGTCGCAGCCGGAGCTTGCGGTATCATACGGCAACAGCTTGCTGACGTTGACGCATGGAGCCAGCACTGGAATCACTCTCGGCGCGGCAATTAACCTGGTCAACAATGTCGTGACTGGACTTACCGCGGCATCCGCTGGCAACCCGCAATATGGAAATGGGGCTGTCTTCACTCGGTCAAATGGAAGCGTTGAAGCGATATTCACTTCCAATGCGGGCATTTATCGGTTGCCAGTGGTCGCGCCTTATGCCTCCATTGTTCCAGCGTATGCCACATACAGCAGCAGTGGGACATACTCTCTGGCGGTCGTGAGCGGCTCATCGTACACATGGACCAAGGGCGCAAATGACACCTCGTACAACATTGGCGCGAGCGACGTCACGACCACCCCGTCAACATTTACAGGCCCGTCTAGCTTAATTGTCATCCTGAAAGGCACTCCCAACGCGAGCATCACGGCGTCGGTGGCCACGGCAAGCTCTGTCTGGCAGCCGGTTCAAGTCTTAACGAACGGGAGTTATTACGCCTACAAGCCGGTCTGGATCACGGAAGGCTCTGGCTGGAACGCTTATGTGGTGCCGAGTAATTATGGCTCTGGGGTTGCGATTAGTTCGGTTCCAATGCACAACATTTCGTCATCATCAGACGTGACAATGGCGAGCCTGAACTTTACCAGCGGCAGTATCAATAACATTGCTCCGTTTAATTTATGGTATCCGTCAGGCTCTGGTTCGCGCATCCTGCTTTTTCAGTACAATCCGCTCTCGAAGCGAATTTATATCATGGGGACCGAGGTTTCGATGATTCACATTTTCCAGATCGGCTCCGGATTTTCTGGCAATGATATTAGCGCGTGGTGGGCGTCGGCTTCTCCGCTCGCCAGCCTCAGCTATATCAAGTCCATCGCCATCCCAGGAATCGGCGCGCCGCTGGGGGATTGGAATCGGTTTAATCATACCATCGAGGTCGATCAGACAACCGGGCTGGAAAAATCAATCACCATCGTGCGCTGGGGCGATGGCAATCCCAGTGATGGCACCATCACGCGCATTCCTTGGGTGGAGGGTTGAGGTTTAATTTGCTTTCCAGAAAAGTGAGCCTATAATAAGGGTAACTATGACAGGCGTTCAGTCAATCAATCACCCCTGCAAAATCAGCCGAGTGGTCGATGATTTGAAGGTGCGCGAACTGATGGCAACGCCGACGCAGGCAAGCATCGATTTAGCTCGTGCTCAGCTTGAAAAACAACCGCAAGTTGAATGCCCAGTCCAACACAGTTTTACCCCAGGGTTGTACGCGCGAACAATATTCATGCCGAAAGGCACGTTTATTATCTCCAAGATTCACAAAACCGAGCACCCGTATGTTATCACGAAAGGCATTGCGGCAGTGTGGATTGAGGGCGTTGGTGTTAAAATTCTGACTGCTCCATATCGCGGCATCACTAAGCCTGCAACTCGGCGAGTGCTTTACATTCACGAAGACTGCGAGTGGACCACATTTCATCCAACAGAAAAAACCAGCGTTGACGAAGTGGAGGCTGAAATAATTTTGCCCCACGACGATATTGTTGATTTAAGCTCGGAAATTTTAACCGAACTGAAAGGTTCAAACTAATATGGCATGGGTGGCAGTAGCAATTGGTGGCGCATCGCTCATTAGCGGTGTTGCAGGTTCCGTCATGTCCGCTGATGCACAGCAGTCCGCCGCAGACACTGCCGCTGCTTCGCAGCAGTCTGCAAACGACCAGAACTATAAAATGTACCAGCAGAGCCGTGGCTCTGACGGCAGCGCGGTGTTGCCGCTGTACATGAAGAATCCAGACGGGAGCCTGTTCGAGAAATCACTCAGTAATGATTTAGTGAGCGGCTACAATGGCAGTTTTGTTCCACTGTCGAGTTTTCAAGCGGCAACAGATCCACTGAAACCAGCTCTGGCTGGGGCCACAAAATCCACGAATGACATTTTCAACGGCGGCATCACAAACACGATGCTGTCAAACACAGCCCCAGTGCGAGCCGCTCGGCTTGCGACTGCTCGCTCAACATCCCTCGACGCGCTCAACAAAACGCTTTCCGACATCAACGCAACTCAGGCCGGGCACGGCTTTGGTGGCGATAGCTTTGGCGGTCGCGCGCTGGAATTCACGGCCGCGAAATCTGCCGGCGAAAGTCTTGGCGCGGCTGGCCAACAGAACGCTCAGGAAGTGGCTGACACAAGAAATTACGGCAACGTCACGCTGCCATTGCAGAATCTTCAAGCGCCGGGCGCGGTCGCAGGCGAATCTAACCAGATGGCGTTTTTGCCGCAATCGAACTGGCTGAACAGTCTCAGCCAGAGAATGCAGCCCTTGAACGAGTTGCGAATTGGCACTGCCCAGCCATATCAGTATCAACCCTTGCCGACTCCCTCGGCGGCTGCGTACATGGGAGGCGCGAACGCGCTCTCTGCCGCTGGCGGTTCAATTTCAAACGGGCTTGGGGCTTACATGCAGCAGCGCAATTACAACAGCCTGTTAAACAGCTTTCAGGCAAACAGCGGAAATGCGACAACGTATAATGCCTACGCGAATCCAGGCACGCCGCAAATGTATGCATACGGCTCAGGCGCTCCGGCTGGAACCTCGGTCATGGTTGACCCTATCAGCAGTCAGGCGAGTAGCTTTGCGCCGGGCGCAGCAACGCTGTTTTAATTTATGGTTCAAGTCATTGGCGACAACCCTCAGCCCCTTAACATTGCTCAGTCGGCAGACATGGGCAGTCGATTTATTGCGCCGATTAACGAAGCGATTATCCGCAACGGTGAGGCGCGGGTGGCGCTTGCCCGCGAGCAGCAGCAGCATCAATTTTCAACCGAAGCGGCCCAGCATGAAATTGACGCAAAGTGGGCGCTCGCGACCATGCAACATAAGATGCAGATCGAGCGCGAACAGATGCGCGATGATCGAGCCACGAAGGTGGCGCAAATGGCCGCGCAGTCTCACATGGACATCCTGAAGCAGCAAGGAATGTTCAACGACATCAAGTCCGCGCAGGGCAATTTAACGAACCAGCTTGGCGGCGACCCGGTGCAGCGTCTTGCCGGTGAGACCGATGACGCCTACCTCGGCAGGATTCAGGCCGCAACAAAGGCGAAGCTCACCGAAAACATTAAGTCTGACTCGCTGGCGAAGTCGGCGATTGATGCCAAGATTGCGCAACAGAACGCCTACTTGAGTAATCCTCAAATCCAATCAGCGTTTCAAAAAGCCGCAACCGACCCGACTGTTCAAAGCGCGGCACAGGGCGCAGCGGATTCGTGGCTCATGCAGCAGCCCGACGTTATGGCCGCACTTGACCCGACAACGGGGCGGCCAGATCAGTCCACTGAAATCCTTAAACGCGCTCGCGCCAAATACGGCGAGGCGTATCAGGGCAAATTCAATCAAGCGCTCGTTGAGGAGACGGCGCGCTCGTTGAAAAACAGCGGCAATCCGATTGCGGCTGGCATCGCCACGGCGCGCGATAACCTAAACCTGCTCTACAAGCAGCAGCAATCACTTTCGATGATGGGCAGCACGAATGGTCGTCAGGTTGAAAAGCCCTGGTGGTCGTCCGCGGTAAATGCCGCCGATGCTCACACCGCGATGGAGAAAGACCCGACTGCCGCCTCGCGGATGTTTTTTGACGACGAGTCAAGAAGCTGGAAGCTGAAGCCGCAGGCTCAAGACGCCGCAGCACCGCAGGTTTTTGGACCTCCAGCCACCGCGAGGTCGACAGCACCGACAGTGGCACCGGCAGTGGCTGGGCCGGCTGGTTACACCGCAACACCTGAAATGGGTGGCACCTTATTCACATCACCTGCAATGACAGAGGCGCAACAGTGGTGGGCAGCAAATGGGCCAACGCCACCCCCAGCCGCTCTAACCATCCAGCCGGTTGCGCCAGCGAACTCTAATTTTCA